TCTTTTGTTTGCACAACTTCTTTTTCACAAGAAAAAATGGATATTAAACCCAAAAATAATATAAAATTTTTCATCTTTGTTAAATTATTGAAATACTATTTATTAAATCACCTTGGCTAATTGAATCAATTACATCCAACCCATCAACAACTTTACCAAAGCATGTATGATTTCCATCCAAATGAGCAACACCTTGCCTATTATGACATATGAAGAATTGTGATCCCCCAGTATCCCTACCAGCATGAGCCATACTCAATACACCCCTATCGTGTTGTTGTTTATCAGCATTAACCTCACACTTAATATTATATCCTGGTCCACCATTTCCAACACCATTTGGGCAACCACCTTGTATCATAAAGTTGGGAATAACCCTATGGAAATTTAATCCATTATAAAATCCTTCATTGATTAATTTCTTAAAATTATCAACGGTAATTGGGGTTTCATTGTCATACAATTCAGCAATCATCACCCCCTTTGCTGTTTCAATTTTTACTTTTGTCATTAGTTAATTGTTATTGTTTTTTTAGGTTTAGCAATATAATTTGGCAAGAATAATGTTAAAATACCATTTGATACTGTTGCTTCAATATTTGATTCATTAAAGTTGCTATCAACTTTGTATTTGTGAAGTATTTTCTTAACTTCGCCTTTCTTATTGACAACCCTTTCACCTTTAATTATGACTACCCTATCTTCTATAGATATTTCTAAGTTATCTTTGGTAAAACCTGGAACTTCAAAGGATATGTATGCACCATCCTTAGTTAATTCAATATCATATTCACTATCATAGGCGCTATGTTTAATCCCATAATGACCATAAGTGGAATCTGATGCAAACGGTACTGAACTTGATAAGCCAAATGGATTTGATAATCCAAATAATAGCTCTGCTAAATAATCTCTGTCTTTCATAATTTTAATTTTTATAAATGTTTATTTTTTTTATGATAAAGTCAAATATAATGCCAAATATATTTTTATATGACAAAATGGCAGTTATATATATATCAATAAGACAATTTGTCATAATACAATGAAATTATAAGACAATTTGTCAAAACTATTTGATTAGTACAAAATTTGTAGCATATTTATAAAAAAACATAAGATATGAATGTTGACTATTTTGATGATGAAAAAACAACAAGAGGTAAGAAAAATACCTCAAGTTCAAAAACCCCAGTCTTAGACAATTTTAGTAGGGATTTATCCAAACTAGCTGAAATGGGGAAATTGGATGCGTCAATTGGTAGAGAGAAAGAGGTTAAGAGATTGGCTCAAATCTTATCAAGACGAAAAAAGAACAACCCATTAATCCTTGGTGAGGCTGGTTGTGGTAAAACTAACTTAATTGAAGGCGTTGCTTTAATGATTTCAAAAGGTGAAGGTCCGCAAAATTTATTGAACAAAAGAATTGTTAATTTGGATTTAACATCTGTTGTTGCTGGAACCAAATATAGGGGTCAGTTTGAAGAAAGAATGAAAGTTATTATTGATGAATTAACATCAAATCCAAATGTGGTTGTGTTTATTGATGAAATTCACACATTAATTGGCTCTGGTAATTCTTCAAATTCTATGGATGGTGCAAATATATTCAAGCCAGCATTAGCATCTGGGGATATTCAATGCATTGGGGCAACCACATTTGATGAATATAAAAAATCAATTGAGAAAGATGGGGCATTAGCAAGAAGATTTCAAAAAATCAAACTTGAACAACCCTCAATAGCAGAAACAATAACAATCATTAAACAATCCATTGATAAATATGAATCATTTCATAAATCAATATATAGTGATGAGATAATTGAATTATGTGTTAGATTGGCTGATAGATATATCACAGACAGAGCATTCCCAGATAAGGGATTTGATGTTATTGATGAAGTTGGTGCAAGGCAACAAGTTGAAGTTAAAATTCCAGAATCAATCAAAAAGTTAAAAGAAAAAATTTCTGAACTAAAACAAGAAAAAACAAGAGTTGTTATCAACCAAGAATATGAATTGGCTGCTGAAATTAGGGATAAGGAATTAAAATTATTAACCAAACTTGATGCTGAAACAAAAAAGTTTGAAGAAGATAATATTAAAAACAAAAGAAAAATTGATGAAGAAGATGTTTATTCTGTTGTATCAATTATGACAAACATCCCAATTGAACAATTAAATCTTGATGAAAAGCAAAAACTTATCAATATTGATAAAAAGATTAAAGATAAAGTTATTGGGCAAGACCAAGCAGTTGATTCAATTGTTAAAGCAATTAAGAGAAATAGATTAAACATAAAAGACCCCAACCGACCAATTGGTAGTTTTATTTGTTTGGGATCCACAGGTGTTGGTAAGACGCATCTTGCAAAACAACTTGCAAAACAATTGTTTGGGAATGAAAAATCACTAATTCGTGTTGATATGAGTGAATACCAAGAAAAGCATACCATATCAAGATTAATTGGTTCACCTCCAGGATATGTTTCACATGATGAAGGTGGTCAATTAACTGAAAAAGTTAAAAACAATCCTTATTCTGTTATTTTATTTGATGAGATAGAAAAAGCACATAAAGATGTATTCCATTTATTATTGCAAATTCTGGATGATGGTCATCTTACTGATGCTATGGGAAAAACAATTAATTTTAAAAATACCATAATCATTTTAACATCAAACTTGGGTATTAAGAAATTCTCTGACTTTGGTACAGGTATTAGTTTCACTAGTTCAAAATATGGTAATGAAGAAGCAAAAAAATCTATGCTAATGGCTGAACTTAAAAAGTTTTTCTCACCAGAATTCTTAAATCGTATTGATGATACAGTTGTATTCAATACATTAAATGATGATAATGTTAAGAAAATCACAAGAATTGAACTTAACAAGTTGATTGATAGACTAAAAGAATCAAAATACAATTTCACTTATGATGATAGTGTTGTTGATTTAATATCAAAAATTGGGTTTGATGAAACTTATGGTGCAAGACCAATAAAACGAGCAATTCAAGATAAAATTGAAGATTTAATTTCTGATGAAGTATTAAATGATGTGGTTAAAGAAGGGGGTAAATACCAATTAACTGCAAAAGATGAAAATGTTATTCTAAACTAAACAAAAATGGGGGCTAACAACCCCCATTTCTTTTTATCCTAATATTCTTAATGGTTTATATTTTTTGTAATATTTCTTGTATCCTAAACTTTCTATCATTTCTCTGCCCATTTTAATTCCTTTCTCCACATCTTCTAAAACAACATATTCATCCTTTGTGTGGTAATCATAATATCCTATTGATATATTAACACAACTAAAATCAAATAATTTCTTTAAGGCAAATATATCGGTATATGGGTGTGATTGATATTGGGGGTTTGTGTTTTCTGTTAATACCTTATCTATCTTTGTGAAGAACTTGCTATCTCTGTCAAATAATCTAACTCCAGAAGATATTTCACTTACCATCCAATCAAAGGGGGCATCAAATTGAATTGCATAACCCACATCTAGGAAAAAATTTGCATCAGCGTTTAATGATCCCACGCAACCAATTTCTTCTGAAACAAAAAAGGCCGCTTTTATTACTGGTAATTCCTTTAATAAAGTAAGACAAGCAAATACTCCAGCCTTATCATCACCACCAATTCCTGTTGGGTTTCCTTTTACATCATAACCCTTATACGCCTCTTTTAAGACTCTTTTGGAGTTTGGTTTAAGTTCAGTTCTAACATCTATAAAAGTGTTGTTATGGACAGTATCTGTGTGTGCTACGACACAAGGATAATACTCTGCTTCACCTTTCACACAATAAATGTTTTTCATTTCATCTAATGTGTATTTGATATCGTTAGCATCTAAATAACTGGTAATAAAATTAACCAATTTTGTTTCATCACCCGAATAGGAGGGGATTGATAATATTTCTTTTAAAAGTTCTTTGTCCATGTTTTTTTGTGTAAATATAGTAAATTATCTATAATATTCTCTAATTATTTTCCCTTTAATATACCCAGGTTCAATCATTTTTCTTATTTCTTTATCTGAATATTTTAATAATTCACTCTCAATTATAATCAAAATACTCCCAACTTTTAAACCTTTTGGTAGTGATGTTATGTATGTATATGCTAAATCCAATTCATCCCCAACTTCCAATCCTTCTGGTAAACTTTCTATATATGAATTTCTTAAATCTAAATCACCCCCAACCTTCAAGCCTTCTGGTAAGGAGATTATTTCTGATTCATATAAACTTAAACCACCTTTAACTTCCAAACCTTTTGGTAGTGAGGTTATGTTTGAACTAGATAAATCCAAACTACCTTTAACAATCAAATCATCTTTTTCTGTTATTGGTATATTGTTTTTTAATTTCCACATAAGTGGTTTTCTTTTATTATGATTTTCTTCAAGAAAATCAAATATCTTTTTTAGTGTTTCTTTTTTCATTATCTAACTATTTTTCCTTTTATATATCCATTTAATCCAATCATATCTTTTAAACTCTCATCTGAAAATTTTGCTAATGGGCTGTTTTTAATATATAAATTTTCACCAACTTTTAATCCTTTTGGTAATGAGGTTAAACTTTTGCAATTTGTTAAATTCAAACCACCACGACCAACTTTCATTCCTTCTGGTAAGGATGTTAAACTTTTGCAATTTGTTAAATTCAAACCACCAAGGAGTAGTCCTTCTGGTAAGGATTTTATAGTTGAACCTTTTAAATCCAAAGTCCCCCAAACAGACAATCCTTCTGGTAAGGATGTTAAACTTTTACAGTTTCTTAAATATAAATTACCCCTAACTTCCAATCCTTTTGGTAATGATGTTATATTTTTGCCTGATAAATCCAAAAATCCATCAAAAATAAACTTACCATCAACATTTAACTCTTCTTCTGTAAATGGTTCATTATGTAATAATTTCCATCTAATAGATGATTTCCCTTCCTTTTCTTTAAGAAAATCAAGTATGTTTTTTAGTGTTTCTTTTTCCATTACATGTCTGATTTAAGCCAATTCTCACCTTCTTCATCAAAAATTACATTACCTTTAATAAAACCAGGTTCAACCATTTTTTTTACAATATCCCTTAATTCATTACTATCATTATAATCTATATTATTAAGTAATTTACTATCATTCAAATATAAATCACCACCAACTTGTAAGCCTCTTGGTAATGATTTTATGTAAGTGGCTTCAATACTCAAATACCCCCCAACCTTCAAGTCCTTTGGTAATGATTTTATAAAACTGTGATCCAAATATAAATTACCAGCAACTTCCAATCTTTCTGGTAATGATTCCATATCTGTTTCAGTTAAATTCAAATTCCCAGCAACTTTCAATCCATCTGGTAATGATTTAATATCTGTGTCTGTTAAATCCAAATTACCTTCAATATTTAAATCTTTTTCTGTTAATGGTATATTATTTACCCATTTCCACAAAAATGGAGTTTGATGTCTTTCATTTTCTTCAAGAAAATTGAATATTTTTTTTAGTGTTTCTTTTTCCATTAACTAAAATTTAATTATTCTTCCTTTTATATATCCAGGTTTGACCATATTTCTTAATTCACCATCTGAGTATCCTGTTAATTTTGTACCATTCAACTCTATATAACCCTCAACTTTTAACCCTCTTGGTAATAATGTTATATTTGTAGCCCCTAAATCTAAATTGCCCCCAACCTTCAAGCCTTCTGGTAGTGAAGTTATATTTGCACAATCAAATAAAGATAAACTCCCCCCAACTTTTAATCCTTCTGGTAATGATTTTATAAGTGAATAACTTAAATCCAAATACCCACCAACTTCCAAGCCTTTTGGTAAAAATTGCATATCTGAGCCCATAAGGTCTAAACGACCAGAAACTTTTAATCCTTCTGGTAATGATTCTATATCCATGTAATCTATGCTACTAGGTCTCAAATCCAAATCACCATTAACAATCAAATCATCTTCTGTTATTGGCTCATTATTTTTTAATTTCCACATAAATGGAATATTTCTATTATCTTTTGTTTTGATAAAATCAAATATCTTTTTTAATGTTTCTTTTTCCATAATTTACCAACTTCTATCTATTTTACCTTGAATATATCCAGGCGCAATCATTTTTATTATTTCATAATCTGAATATTTAGTTAATGGGCTGTTTTTAATATATAAATTTTCACCAACTTTTAATCCTTTTGGTAATGAGGTTATTTTTGTGTGAGATAAATCCAAATCATCTTTAATATTTAAATATTCTGGTAAGGATTTTATAGTTGAACCTTTTAAATCCAAATCACGATCAATAGTTAATTCCTTTTCTGTTAATGGTTCATTATTTATTAATTTCCAAGCAATTGGAATATTTCTATTCTCATTCTGTTTAAGAAAATCAAGTATTTTTTTTAGTGTTTCTTTTTCCATTAACTAAACTTTAATTATTCTTCCTTTTATATATCCAGGTTTAATCATTTTTCTTAATTCATCATCTGTGTATTCTGTTAATTTTGTACCATTCAAATCTATAAAACCCTCAACTTTTAACCCTCTTGGTAATGAGATTATTTTTGTAAAACCTAAATCTAAATTACGCCCAACCTTCAAGCCTTCTGGTAGTGAAGTTATAATTGCACAATCAAATAAAGATAAACTCCCACCAACTTTTAAACCTTCTGGTAATGAGTTTATAAGTGAATAACTTAAATCCAAAAACCCACCAACTTCCAAGCCTTCTGGTAGTGAAGTTATTTTTGAATGACCCAAATTCAAATCACCATTAACAATCAAATCATCTTCTGTTATTGGTTCATTATTTTTTAATTTCCACATAAGTGGTGCATTATGCTCACCATTTTCTTCAAGAAAATCAAATATCTTTTTTATTGTTTCTTTTTCCATAATATATTTAATTTAAATCAATCATCATCGTCATCAAAAATTACCTTACCTTTAATAAAACCAGGTTCAACCATTTTTTTTACAATATCCCTTAATTCATTACTATCATTATAATCTATGCTGTGATGCAAATCACTATCATTCAAATATAAATCACCACCAACTTGTAAGCCACTTGGTAATAATTCTATGTAAGTGCCTTCAATATTCAAATCCCCACCAACCTTCAAGCCCTTTGGTAATGAGTCTATTTTTGAAGCATATAAATCCAAATGGCCACCAACTAATAGTCCTTCTGGTAAGAATCTCATATCTGTTTCAGTTAAAATCAAATTCCCAGTAATTTTCAATCCATTTGGTAATGATTTAATATTTGTCTCTGTTAAATCCAAATCACCTTTAATATTTAAATCTTTTTCTGTTAATGGTTCATTATTTAATAATTTCCAAGTAAATGGTACATTTCTGTTATCATTCTTTTCAAGAAAATTGAATATCTTTTTTAATGTTTCTTTTTCCATAATTCATATATTAATATATAAATATAACTAAATATTATTATTCCATCCACAAAACAGCAAATCAAATTCTTTTAAAAGAAAATGAAAAAACCATTTGGAAAATCAAAAAAAGGGATCTATATTTGTGTCATCAACAGAAATGATGATATTTATAAAACAAGGGGGCGAAAGGGATCGATTGGCGTGGATTGGGTAAGAAGGCATGTTGGGGCTGAATTAACCTCATTAACAACTGGTTCAAGCCTTTAACTGGCAACACTTTAGAAACTTTAGCAACTTTAGGTCTAGTACGTGAAGATGCTGTTGTTGCGGCTTAGTAGTCATAACAACCCCGGGTCGGTGGGCATATAACCCAGGAACAGAAGCCTCATAGTGTGATACTACTTATTGTGTCAAAGGTTTTGGTTTGGGGTGCTACCTGTTAGTCTATGTAAATAGTGAAAGTGAACCCCCCACAGTTGGCAGTAAAAATGGAAAAATATGAACTGTCTTATGTGTCCATACAGAATCTATGGAATAAACATGTAGTCTTTTTATTAAATTACGAGCAAGACCAGGGTTCAATTCCCTGCGTCTCCACCAAAGAAAGTGCCACGTTTTGTGGCACTTTCTATTTGTTTTAAACAAAAAAATGACTATTATTGGTATTTATCAATAAAGTCTAATTGGTTTGCATTATCTTTGCACCAAATTATTTACATAACAAAAATAAAAATTTATGAAAAAATTAATATATGCATCAATTGCATTAATTGCAATTAGTTTAATTATTTTAACAGAAAATGTTAAAATTCAAAAGAATGAAATCAATGATATAAAAATCAATGAACAACAACTTTTTAATGAGGATAATTCAAAATTATTATTTTTATATTTTGAAATATTGGATAATGACATAAAATATCCAGACATAGTTTTTGCTCAAGCATTATTGGAAAGTGGATATATGACCAGTTATATTTTTACAGAAAATAAAAATTTATTTGGTATGAGATATCCAGAAAGAAGAGAAACTACTGCTATTGATGAAAATAGAGGATATTCAATGTATGAATGCTGGACAGATAGCGTGAAAGATTATAAATTATTTCAAGAATTTTTACTTAGAAAAAAAGAAAAATCAAGAGAAGAGTATTTTAGTTTTTTAAGTAGAATATATGCAGAAGATTCAAATTATGTTTTCTTTGTTAAGAAAATTATAAATGAAAATGAATCTATAATAAATAAAAATTATGATTCATATAAAAAATACAAAAAAAGTATTGACATATATGAGTATAATGAAAAATTATGTGAAATAATCAAATCAAAAAGAATAGTTTAGATGTTTGTAATATTTATTGTAAAAAATAAATATGAAACTTATAAAAGAACAGGTTAGTAAAATTAAAGTTGTTGGTAATAAAACTATAACTAATATTAATAAAAATATTATTAATGTATTAAATGATTTTGCAACAAAAAAAAACATAACAATTAATATTGATTTTAATCCAAATAATATTGAATATAAAAATGGAAATGGTATATATGTTACTAACATAACAAACATTGAAGATTTACGTAAATTTTTGGTAGAAAACCAATTTAAAGAAGTCACTAGTTTAACCCAAAATCCAAATGAATTAAAATATTTTAAGGTAGTAAGTTCTACTCAGATATACATCTGTAATGTTGAAAAACCCCAAGCATCATCTACCCAAACAAATACTAATTTTAGCACAGGTAGAACAAATATGAGTACAAATCCTGATGTCTTTTCTAAATATGGTAGTGGCAGAACAAATATGAGTACAACTCCTGATGTAATGAGTAAGGGTAGAGTTGGAGAGAATTATTTTATAACAAAATCAAAAATATTACATTTGTTTGAAACCACAACATCTATTTTTAATGCCCCTGTTCCAAATTTTTCTGAAAATTTAATCTCATCATCATTTGATGAAACTGGGGCTAAAGAAGGTAGAAAACATTCAGGTATTGATATTGCTATTGCATCTGGGACTAATGTTTTGGCACCAATGGATGGTACAGTCATAAGTAGTAGAGACACTACTGATGGCTGTGGTGGGCTAATATCAATAAAACATAGTGAAGTGTTATTTACAAGATATTGCCATATTAAAAGTAGAAAAGTTAATGAAGGTGATGCTGTTAAAGCAGGTGCAGTTATTGGGTTAAGTGGAGGGGGAGAAAATGATGAGTATAAGGGTAATTCTACTGGTCCACATCTTCATTTTGAAGTTATAGATAATGGTAAAAATGTTGATCCAATTAATTTTATAAATGGAAGTTATAATGCAAATAATGATTCAAAACAAAGTGGTGTTTTTAGTGCAAAGACCAATATGGCAACAAACCCAACGCTCCAATTAACATCAATAGCAAATAGACTAAATATAATTATAGAAGCACCTGAACCAACTAGAAATGAAATTATTGCATCAAAAATATATAAATTAGGTGATGGTGAAAAAATAGGAGAATATAAATATGTTATAGATGCTAATGGCGTAGAAAAAAAATTAAAATCAACTTTTGATACATGTGAAAAAAGAAGATATTCAACTTCTACAGAATATAGATGTACAATTAATCCAGATATTGAATTTAATTTAAAAATAGGTGGTGAATTAAATGATTCAAAATCTAATGTTGCGTTAGGTGAGGTTATTGGTAAATATAAAGATAAATTAACATTCACAGCATATATTGGATTTACTAATATACCTATAAATGGAACAGAGGCGAAAAAAAGTAGAAGTGATGCTAAATTAATATCAGGTAAAACAAATATGGCAACAAAACCAGATGTGAAATCATATTCAAGTTCAAATAGTGCTAAAGGTAAATCCAATTTTGATATAGACACAATGAAATCAAATATTGCTTTAATTCCTAGTAAAACTAGTGGAGCAAGTAGATTAGATATTAAAAAGATTGATGAAAATATTAATAAAATTAAAAAATTAATGATATGAAAAGATTTTTTAAATCATTATTAAGTGCAAATGGTGAAATATCAAGTAAACGTTCTATTGGTATTTCTGCATCACTAACAATAATATTTGCGTCAATTGTTGATTTGTTTTCAAGCTACACCATAACAGATTATGTATTTGAAGGATTAGTCTGGCTGGCAATTGCTGGACTTGGATTTATTGCTAGTGAAAAATTTGCAGATTTCATTAGCAATAAAAACACCAAACCTTAATCTTTTATACAAAATTGTCTAGTTTCATAACTATACTCTATATCATATGATTTGTAGTTGTCAGGTAATTTTAGTTTAATTCCAACACCTTCACCTTGTTGTAATCCTGGTCCTTTATAAATTTTATAAGCCCAATCACCATCCTTTGGTATGTATTTTGGTCCAGCTATAAATAATCCAGAAGTAGGTCTGGAAAATCGCTCAATGTCTTTTTTAAATTCAATAACTTTGTTCTTAACAACTTCTATTACTGAATTCAGTGTTAAATTAAAAAAAGTATTAAATTCTTCTGAATTTTTATTAAAGTTGGACAAACCAGTTATATTAGAAAATATATAATTTCTATCTGGCTCTAGTATTCTTGTAATATGTAAATTATTTTCTTTCTTTTTAATTTGATCAGTAGTAAAAAATTTTAGTTCAATTTTAGAATTTGGGTTTATAACCACACGTGAACTATCACTACAACTATAAACTGGTTTAATTACTTTAATATCACCTTTTGCCTTATTATCATTATCTTTTTTTAGTTTAATACCCAATTCATCTGACAATTTTTCTTCTAATTTTTTTGAAACTTTTTCTTTTGGGTAACAAAAAGTAACACTTGTTGATGTTGAACCACTAAGATTTAGACAATTATTAAATAAATATATCATATCTTTATCTCTAAAAATTATATTAAATAATTCAACATATAATTTTTTTATATTATAATCTAAATTATCACTACTACCTTTCTCTATACTTTCCATTCTATCTATTTCAGCCCTCAAATCCTTTGTTGTTATCTTAAATGATATATTTCCTTTGTATGGTTTAAATTGTACTGAATGTTCAAATGTTTTTTCAAAAGCAAAAGATGCAGCAAAATCTCTGTCATGTGTTAAAACACATAATAATTTATCTATTGGTTCAGTTTTTTTAGTACAATCATACAAATAACCAATATTCTTTTTTGATACCCCCCCACTTAATACATAATTATATAATTTATAAATGTGATTGGGATTTTGGTTTTCTAATTGAAATATATAAAGATTTTCTGTTTCTATTTTTGGTTTCTTTTGTGTTTTACCTGGCTTTGTAATTACTTCTTTTGGAGAGGTATCTGGGATTTCAACTTTTTTAAATGGTTTACTCATGTAAACATCAACTAATTGTCGATATAATAAATTTCTTGGCAATTCTTTTGACTGTCCTCTATGTCTATTTTCAAAAAAATTAACAAAAACATCAATATGTAATGAAATAAATTCATTTAACCTACCTTTATCTTTATCCTCAATAGGATATTCATTAATATTATTAAATAATAATGGAACTAATTCATTCATAAATTTAGGCACAGCATCACAGAACAATTGTACATCATCTTCACCCTCTTTCTTTTTGCCAACCTCTCCTTTTACATAATTTTTTCTTCTTTTATCCCCCCCTGCAGCTTCTATGTTTTTTCTTCTGGCTTCTTCACAATCTTTAAAACTACTAAGGTCTTCGGTAAAAGTGGTATTAACATTTAAATAATTTACAATTTTATTTATTAATTTATTTTTATCCTTTGATGAAACCCATTTAGAATATTTACCATTGTCATCTACACAGTTATAAATAAACTCAAATTCATTTGCTGTTATAAATTTAAATTTTTTAGCAGTTCTACCCTCATTTAATAAAATAAAATCAAACATATTCACTCTCTCCATAAATTTTTATATTTTTATATATATTTATAAATATAGCATTATTGCTATATATAAACATTTTTATTAAAAAATAAATAAAATGAATAAAGAACAAATTTTAGGTATTGTTAGACACATACTTACATTCATTGGTGGATTTTTAATTACAAAAGGTCTTATTGATGAAACAATTGTAACTGAGGTAATTGGTGGTGTTTCAACATTAATTGGTGCCGTATGGTCTTTTATTGCTAAAAAACCAGTTGTAACTCCAAAAGTTTAAAAAAAAGGTAGATAATCAAACTTACCAAATTAAAAAAGGGCTTATATCACTATAAGCCCTTTTTATTATACTCCAAATGCTTTTAATGAATCCTTAAATGGGTTATCTGGTATTGATTTTATCTCATTTAACATTTGTTCCAGAACATCTCCAATTTCTTTTTGGGAGGGGGATAACAAATTTCTTTTCTTATATATTTGCATAAATCCATCAAAAGACATTATCTTATTGCTATTCAATTGAGAATTGTACATCTTAAAAAATCTTGCTGATTCTTTTGCCCTGGCTTTGGGCATTCCAGCCTGTATTAAATCATTTAAGCAATTGTGATACATTTTATTGAGTTTCTCACTTTGTGTTTTTAATGTGTTATGCCAAAATTCACCTTTTTCACCATATTCAAGCCAATCGTTTGGCAAGTAGAATTTATCTTCTTTTAGTTCTTTATATCTGGCTGATTCTGCGTTCTCTGCACCTAACGCCACAGAATGCTTCAGAAATTGGATGTGAGTGGCTATTTCAGTTGTGGTGACAAAGTGTAAGGTACTAAATCTAAAAGGTGATGTGTGGCCTTCTGATGCCAAAAATTCCAACAATTGCTCAATGTTTCTAATCCTTTTTGAATTTGCTAAAATGTAATTAATAATTACATCAACCCTATCTTCTATTTGCTTTGGCATTTCCAGATTTAATTCAAGGAATGTTGAACTCCAAGCAGCTAAACAATGCGTCTTGTCTCCACCATAATGACCTATTAATATTGCTTTGTTGTCTGTCATAAAATTTATTTTAAACTATTAATTAATTCATTCAATTCATTTAAACTTGGTAATCCAACAATTGTATCTTTAACCAAAGATGATGTATAACTTTTAATTGTAGGAACACCCCTAACTCCAGCAACATTCACAGCATATTCTACATCATTCTGAACATTAAAGGTGTATAAAGATACCTCAGAATTTTGTTCTTTTAATTCATTTGCCAACTTTTCATACATTGGCTTTAACATTTTGCATGGTCCGCAAGTGGTAGAATAAAAATCCACAACCATCTTCTCACCATTGTTTATTTTATCAACAAGTTGTTCTTTTGTTAGTTCCATAATTTTTTTACATAAATATAACACAATAAAGATTAAAAACAACCAAAATATATCTTTTATGTTTCAAATATTAACCCACTTTTTTATTTTATAATATTTATTAAATATAACACAAATAATATGAAAATATCAAACCTGTTATGTCTTTTTGGAGTAAATTGGATAAATTTGTTGGAAAAACGACCAAGCGTCATAAACTAATATAAAACTGGGTTGCAGAAATACTTGCAACCCTTTTTTTATTTTATTATATTTTTATAAAAAAAAACATGGAATCAATCTTAGTGCTAAATTCAGATTATACCCCCTTAAATATAACAACTTTTAAAAGAGCAATTATATTAGTCATTAAAGGGAAAGCAGAAATCATAAAAAATGATGATAATACCATCAGAAGTGAAAGCATAACTTATTCAAAACCATTAATCATTAGACTTTTTGATTACATTTCACATAAAATTAAGAATTTGAGGGTCAATAGAAGTAGATTATATAAAAGAGATAATAATGAATGCGTTTATTGCGGTTCAAAAAAGGATTTAACTATTGATCACATATTGCCAAAATCAAGAGGGGGAAAGAATACCTGGAATAACCTCATAACTTGTTGCTTACCTTGTAATTTAAGAAAGGGGGATAAAACCCCAGAGGAAGCAAGAATGCCTCTAAGATTCCAGCCAAGAACACCAACTTTATTCGCAAATGAATCATCTGTTGCAAAAGTATGGGAAGATTATAAATCATCATTTGTTTCTTAACAAAAAAAGTATTATACTTATAAAAAAACCAAAATAATATGAAAAACGAATTCAAATCCTATTATGTTAACCATTTAGGAAAACCATCATCAAATTTGGATTATTTTGAAAACTCTATGACACCCTACATTCTTGAAGAAAGGGAAATGAGGGCAACACAAATTGACATCTTTTCAAGGTTAATGAGAGATAGATTAATCTGGATTGCCGGACCAGTAGAAGATCGAATGGCAACCATAATTCAAGCACAATTAATGTTCCTTGATTCTGTTGATAAATCAGATGTTACATTGCACGTGGATAGCCCTGGTGGCTCTGTGAAGGCAGGTTTGTCAATTGTTGATGTTATGGACTATATTGCTTGTGATGTGCGTACAGTGAACACAGGAATGGCTGCATCAATGGGGTCCATTATCCTTGGTGCTGGAACAAAAGGGAAAAGAACTTCTCTTAGGTTTTCAAAAACAATGCTACACCAAAGTTCTGGGGGGGCTTATGGTAATATCCAAGATGCTGAAATAACAATGAAAGAATGGCAAAAAACTAATGAAATTCTTTTTAAATTGTTGGGGGATTATTGTGGTAAAACAGCAGAACAAGTTAAATTGGATGCTAGTAGAGATTTATGGCTTGATGCTAATGAATCATTATCCTATGGTATTATTGATGAGATTATTGTTTCTAAAAAGAAATAACAAAAAGAAAAGGTTGGGTAAATCCCAACCTTCTCCTAAAATTTAAATACCTCCTCTTTTTTTTAAAACCGATTTATAATCAACAGATGCTATCTGTAGGATTCAAATATTTACCCAACTTTAGTAATAACAAATTTTTTATTTTTCATTTTATTATAAAAAGAATCAATTTTCCCACCAACTTTACCATCAAATATTTCACTTCCTCCTGCAACCATTGTATTGGGATCCCAACTCCCTCCATCATATGATATTAGTTTATAATAATTGTTATTATGATAAATAGTTGACCCAGTTGATGTAATAGTCCCAGAGTAGCTATCTAAATACTCCTCAAGTATTATATCTTGGGTAGCGTCATCAAATGGATAAGGTCTTGAAACTATTTTAACCATATTTGGTGTATTTCTACTTGTACCTGTGAATTGTTCAAATGTAGCTTTTGAAAAATCAAGATAATCAGTATAATGAACATTATTTTGTTCATATTTAAATCTTATTTTATCCAAAGAATCATATGGGACATAACCAACTATTTTTTTCTTATTTGAGTCACTCTCATAATTTTTTGTTTTATAATAGTTTTTTGCAATAAATAAAAATGCTTTTCTATATTTATATAAAATATCATTTTTATAACTTTGCAAATTATTCTCATTTATTAATGTTTCATTAAAAAAAGATTCATAAATCTTTGATTTACTATCAGTTAATAATGATTCTTTAATAATAGCATCTAATTTATATGCTAAATCAATATATTTTTTTATATCTTTTTTCATTATTGTAGAGTTAAATTATATATCTTACGGTCTTTACCTGTTACTTTTACAGAAGAAGCCCTTGATTGATCATCTACATAAATATATGTAGCATTTGATCCAGCAGGGGCAAAGCTTAAAGATTGATTGCCAATTTTAGCAGATTCAATTTCAGTTGTAGGTTTTTGAATTATAATTGCATCCATCCCAGAATTACGATACTTTAAATTATTACTTGTATCAGTTGTATTACTTGTATCAGTTCTATTAGGTCTTGGTATTTGGCTGCCACCACCAAACCAGCTAGCAATACTTTTATATATCAAATCATATAAATTCTTATAGGCTGTTTCATTTCTAAAATCTTTATGCCTATTAGAATTATTGATTATAAAAACAAGTAGTTTACCAAGTGGTGAATTTGTTAATATAGTATGAGCAGTTCCTAAAAATGGTGTGGCCATAATTATACCTTTAACTAAATAATCAGCATTTGTTAAACCATTAGTTCTGACTTTTATTGTTTCCTTAAAACACATTTCTGCCAAATTAACACCACCTTTTCCTTCATATTCTTTAAGTAAATTTTCATAATCAGCTTCTGATAACCCTGTAAATCTGTTTATACCTTTGTCAGTAATCAAAAACTTTGATAACCAACTTTGTTGTGCATATACACCACCACCATAGTCTGATAGTAAAAAACTATTACCAAAATATCTTGCTAATGCTAATGCTAAAACCACACCACCTTCATAAGCTATATTAGTTACAAATGTTGCTACTACAAATTTAGCAGTTGATGCAAACCTATTTGGATTATCCCCTTTAAAAGCTCTAATATAATTATTAATTTCTCTTTGGAGATAATTTTTATTTCCATATTTAACAACCTGCCAAAAACTTGAGTTTGTAATAACACTTTTAACTGTTGTTCCAAATTTTTCTTTGAAGTTTGCTTGCCCCATTGCATTTTCTATAAAAGCTTTTGCAAAACCCTTAGAAGGTAAAAGACTTCTCCCAACATCCCTAAGTGGTTCAAGAAGAACCTCTTTTAATATACCTTTTTGATTAAGACTATCAAATAATATTTTTGATTTACTATTTGTAGTTACCTCTTGACCTTTAAAATAGTCTTTTATTTCTTTTGCAATAGTTTTATCATTTTCTATTAATCTTTTAAAATCACCAATAATTTCTCCCTCAAAGAATTTGAGTTTTAAAAATAAATTTTTTACTGTTGCAGCATATGCTGCTATAAGTTTTTGTTGTCCTTCTGGATTTTTAGCTAAGTCTTGAAATTGATCCTCAAATCCAATCATATAACTAGTAAGTTCATCTTTTAATTTTTTTATATAATTTTCTCTACTTCTAAAAATATTTATTGCAGCATCTTTATAATTAGGATTATCCCATAAATTATTTAATTTTAGTATACTAAAATTTTCAGGGTTAGTTCCCCATGATGGGTTAACAACTTTTTTCTTTTTATTTCTTATTTTAGTTGTGATATATGTTACAACATTTTCTATTTGTGCAAATTCTTCACCAAAGTTATTAGTTATTTGAGTTTTAATATCTACTTCAGGTATATTAGCCATTTTACTATAAAAAGCATCAAGATCAAATGCTGCACCCTTTTCTCTTAAAATTAAATTTAAAATTTGATGTTTACTACTATCATCTGCATTTTCAAAAAATTCTTTTAATATAGTTTTTTGAAAAATATCAAATAACCCCTCAGGTAAACTTTTTATAAATACATCAAAGTCAGCAGAGTTAGTAAGGTTTTTAGGTGAACTATATGTGGTTAAAAACTCATCCTCAAAGGCAATAATTTTGTCTTTTGTTTTCAAAAAATGAGCTCCAACTTTTGTTTTATCACCCCTATATTTGTTATCAATGCTCTCATAATATTTATTAATCTCATCAAGTGCTTTTTTTACAAAAACATCATAATTTGTACTATTATTTGTTTCAATAGCATCAATTATATTTTTAAATAAAATTAATGGTATTTTAGTTTCTAATAACATTAATTTTTTAATTCTATTTATTTCTTCATTTATCATATTTTAAAGTTTTTTTTAATTAGAGTTTAGTATAGGAGAAATCATTTTAGCCACTCCCTTTGGATCATTTTTTGCATATTTAATCAATTCTTTTAACTTCTCTTCATCATCATAAACTAATTTAAATATTTTATTTTTATCTTCATTATTTAATTTTGGAAAAAATAATTCAAGATATAAATTAAATAACAAACCTGAAACACCTATTGAAATATCTTTTTTAAATGCATTCCTCCAAAAATTTATATTGTTTAACACATCTGGATTATCTTTAATTGTATCCATTATTTGTTTGCTAAAAATTGCTTCATATTGTTTTCCTGAAATTTTTGCTATTTGATTTTTAAATATATTAAAATTATCTTGTGTGAATATAATAGCAAATGATTTTTTTTCTTCATCATTTAAATTATTATAAAATTGTAAAATATTATCTGGAGTTATATTTTCATTTTTTAATTTTTGAACAATAGATTTGAATGCTTCAAGGTCAATACCTCTATATATTTTTGAAAAATCTAAAATTGGCATCAATCCCATTAAAATGGAGAAAACAGCACTTATATTATGTCCCTTCTGTATATCTCTGATAGTAACAGGTAATGCTAATCCAAGTTGAACTAAAATATCAGCAATAAGTAGCCATCCTGGAATATTAGCTCCACCAGTTGCAATCACACTAATTATAATACCACCCCATTGGATATAATCACCATATACATCTATAAATCTTTGATATTCTGTTCTTGTATCTTCAAGTTTTGGTGGTATGTAATACTCATTTTTTTTGTTTGAAAAATACCCATTAAATGAAATTGCTCCTGTTTTTAAATTTGTTCTGTAATTTGCAGAATATTTAATTAATCCATTGGTTGAAAAAAATTCCATATTTTTAACTGTATTTATTGGAAATAATGTTCTAAACATTTTTTTAAAATCTTCTTCTGAATATTTTGGATATGATTTTCCATTTTTTAAAATACTAAAATTCCAAGTATAAACAGAATCGTTTTTTAAATGTTTTTCAACCAATTTTGCATAATCATCTTCAGTAAAAAATGTAATCTCAGCATCATTACTAATAATTATTGTTTTTTTGGCTCCACTATGTACATTAGATGGCTGGGTATAAACACAACAACGCATATTTTCTAATGCTTTAGTTATATTTTCATCTTTTAAGTTATTACTATTAGCTAAATAATTTTGATATTTACAATAAGAAGGATATGGTTCAACTTGGGCAACCTCTTGGGTTGCCTTTTTTGGTAAACCTATTGGAGATGCTAAAACATCTCCAATAGGAGCATCATCTTGCTCCAACAACAAATTATATTGTTTTAAAATATTTAATTTATCCTCATCTAATAAAACAAAAGATTTCATTTTAATTTAGAGGATTTGCTTTTCCCCTTGTTGCACCAGATTCCCATTTAGCTTTGCTATCAATTGGATTTGCTTTTCCTCTTGTTGCACCAGATTCCCATTTAGCTTTGCTATCAATTGGGTTGGCTCTACCCCTTGTTGCACCTGATTCCCATTTTGATGTTGTTGATGTTGACGCTCCGCCAGTTGCTGGTTCAGATGGTGCATCTTGTTCTCCAAATTGTTTTTTATTTTTCATAATTTTAATAATTTTGTTGTTTTGGTAATTGATTTAAATTTATTGTATAATATTCTGTTAAAAAATTTATCAATTCTGTTTTATCTACCTCTTCTTCTTCAAACTCATCAGAATCAATTTCTGAATCATCATTTGGAACATATAGTTGTTCTGGAAGGAGTTGGTATCCATATTCTTCTGTTAGGTCAAAATCAATCTGGTCTTGACGTATAACCTCATCTGTATCATCAATTAATCTAAATGTTACATCAAGTATGTTTGCTTCTTTATCAACAAAGAAACTAATTAAATCTTTAATTTCCATTATTAGTATTTATTAATACGATTTAAAAATTGGTTAAAATTAGTTATTGATTCCAAAACTGGCTTGGAAAATGTATTTTGTGTTATTGGTTTTTTTAATATTGGTTTAATTGTCCCAATTTTATCTTCTTTAAGAATATTTTTAATTGATTCCATCAATGGGCTTTTGGTTTTATTATCAAAGTGAATTTCATACATAACATCTTCATCTAAAATAGGATCAGCATAAGGGTCAACTCCTTCATGGTAATCATCTTCAATTGAAGTGTCAACATAATCATTTTCCTCCATTTCAATGAAATCCATGTTTGTTTCAGTATCAATATCATCTGTATCCCAATTTTCATTCATTGCACCACATTCCATACATTCACCTTCTGACATACTGCCACCACATTGCTCACAGGCTCTTTCTCTGCCTTCTTTTACTAGGTCAGCATTTGTTAATGTGAAGCCTTTTTTATCAGAAATATCATCATATGTTGATAATCTTGTTGGTTTTACTTTTTCTTGAACTGAAAGATATCCATTATATAAATCTTTATGTTTATTTAGGATATTTGTTTTTTCTTCATCTGTTATTTTAAAAAAATAAGAATTCATAGTTTTAATTTTATTATAAATATTACCAACTATTCAAAATTTTTGTATATTTGCAAAAAAAAACATGAACATATTCTTATTGGATGAAAATCCCCAAATAAATGCTCAATACCACTGCAACAAACATGTAGTAAAAATGTTATTAGAGACAGCACAAATTTTATGTTCAGCAAACCATATATGTGGTGATAGTGAACCCCCATATAAGTTGGCACATAAAAATCATCCATGTTCTATCTGGTGTAGAGCATCTTTAACAAATTATTTATATTTGTGTGAACTAGGATTGGAATTATCAAAAGAATACACCTTTAGATATGGAAAACACCACAAATCAACTGATGTGATTCAATGGTGTTTGAATAATTTGCCAAATATCCCAGATATTGGATTTACTCCTCCAGCATTAGCAATGCCAGACCAATATAAAGTTGATGATTTTGTGCAATCATATAGGAACTACTATATTGGTGAAAAAAAAGGTTTTGCAACCTGGAAAAACAGAGAAATTCCTTATTGGTTTAAGTGAATTTAATTTAGGTATTTATCTTCCAATTCTTTCTTTGACATTGATGTTTCAAAGTGCATATAAAATGACAAAGTTCTATTTTCAGATTCTACTGCTAATTCACTAGTTGGCTTACCTTTTGGTAATGAATTTATGAATTTTTTAATTTTGGAATCAATTTTTAATATTTCAGATATTGTAATATCATCTTTGCTTTGGTATGTTATAACCTTTTTATTGTCCCACATTGAAAATTGCATACTTTTTGGTAATTTTTGTTCTACAATAACTTTATGAACCAATCTTTTTAAATCTGTTTCTGTTAATCTTAATGTTCTCATAATTTTTTTATATAAATATAAAGTTAATGGTTCTCAACCAAGTGTTTAACACATTCTTCAAAGGTTTTGAATATATCACCACCTGATGATCGAATAGAATCAACAATCATCAAATTTCTTGGATATTTAAAATTCTCTACATGTGGAAATTTTTCATCATCTCCATATAAATCAGCAGTAATATCTTTTAACTCCTTATCTGAGTGAGTCATATATCCATACATAATTTTATTTTTTGAATATCCATAACCCAATTCAAAAGCAGTACCATCATCAACATTTGGACCCCTAAAAGGCTCAAGATTTGCAATAATAACATCACAATTATCCATCATCTCAACATTGCCATGAAATATTCTAGTTGCAGCATCAACTTTAGCAAAGTCAACTTCATTATCAATAGGCGCATTACCAATCTGGTTATATTTTTTTGATATTTGTTTCATTTGATTCAAATCCTCAATGGCATCTTTCTTAAAAACATTAGGTCCTGCTAAATATATACTATACGATTTACCTGATTTTTGTTCTAATATTTTGTTTTCCTTAATGACCCTATTCACAAGCCTAATCAAATCTGATTCTGTTAATCTTAATGTTCTCATAATTAGTTTAATTGAATTAATTATTTATACTTTTCTTCCAACTCCTCAACGGATAATGACGTTTCAAACTCTTGGGTGAAAAATATAGAATCGTAATCAGGCTCTAATACCAATTCACCAACAACTCTTCCATTAGGGAGAAAGTTTATGAATTCTTTCATCACTTCATGTATTTCTGTTATTTCAGATAATTTAATATTACCGCCATCTACACCTGAAGAAATCACTTTTTTACCTTTGTAAGTTTCAAACTGCGTATCCTTTGGTAATGATTGTTCTGAAATAACTTTACGAACCAATCTTTTTAATTCTGTTTCTGTTAATCTTAATGTTCTCATAATTTTTTTATTTTTTTATATAAATATACCAATATTTCCTTTTTTTTTGTATCTTTGTATCACATTAAAACCAACACAGTATGATACCACAGATTGACCACAAGAATTACCCCAAAAAACTGAAATCTATTGATATTAATGCCTTACATTATATAATTAAAGATTGTCAAGAGGCAATTAATGCTATGCCAGATAACCCCAAGAATGGTTATTATGCTGATGAAATAAATTACATAACAATGGAATTATCCAACAGAAAAAACAAAAGAAAATGAAGTTAAAAATTAAAAAAGAAAGGCAAATTTGGTTTTTTAGTGATCCCCACTATAACCACAATAACATATGTAGGGGAACAACCAATTGGAGAACTAAAGATGGTCAAGTCCCAACAGAGAACACAAGGGATTTTGAATCAATTGAGAAAATGAATGCCGCTATTGTTAACAACATAAATGCAGTTGTAAATCAAGACGACATATTAATATGCTTGGGTGACTGGTCATTTGGTGGGTTTGATAGCATAGCAGAATTTCACAATCGACTAGTTTGCAAGAATATCCACCTTGTTCTTGGAAATCACGATGACCACATTGAGAAAAACAAAGGTGATATACAGAGATTATTTCTAACTGTTAACTCCTATGTTGAACTTGAATTTGATAATAATAAATTTGTCCTTTGCCACTACCCCATAGCATCCTGGAATGGCTTAAATAAGGGGGTTATACACTTACATGGACACTGCCACCTTCCAACCAATAAAAGGCTGGGAAACGGCAAAAGAATGGATGTGGGGATGGATGGACACCCAGAGTTTAGGCCATACAATCTGAAAGAGGTTCTTTCAATTTTAAATAAACAACCAATTGCATCTGATATGGGTTTTGACCACCACATAGAAGAATTGGTAAATATTGTAGGTTAAATATTGAATTAATTGTAAATTATATTATACTTAACCAATAGACAATATGTCTTATAAAACTTAAAAACAAAACAATGCAAACATTACTATTTAACACAACAGAGAAGACTGTTAGAGTTTATGAAGGCCACAAATCAAGTGGCACAATCATCTGCACATTTAATTCTGTACCAACAGTTAAGATTTATGATGGTTATTATGAAGTTAAACAAAAGGATGAGGATGAAAAGACTTATCCGGTTGCCAGATTTCCAGTAAACCAAACAAATATGTTTATTGAGAAGTAAAATAAAAACCCCCAAGCATAATTTGTCTGGGGGTTTTTCATTTAGGATTCCTCAATGTCAGTATTATTCAAAAATAAGTCTAATTTATAATTAAACATAGTATTATATAATTCATCAATAGGCATATTTCCAGTATATTCATTTTTTGTTTTCTTATCAATCAAGATTATTTTAACAGTTGAATCATCAAAATCAATTTGTGGATTTAAATATATCTTTACAAGTGACCCATTAAAAATTTGTGGATAATCATTATATTTCCAATTATATTCAGTATTTTCATTAAAATATTTTTCAAGTATTTCTACCAATTTAATTCTAATTTTTACAATTTCTGCATTTGGTTCATCCACGGATCCAAATTCTTCCATAATGAAATCTTCTAATACATCTGCAATAATTGGGTGCATATCTTCATCTGATGGATATATAGTATCATACTCAACATACCATTCATCAGTTACAATATCAGCATCATCAATATAACTCTCAAAAAGTTGGCAGAAATCAGTTATTTGTTTAATTCTTTGTTTATTAACATATTGGATAAACTCATAAGAATTCACACTCAAAACTTGTGTACGCGAATAATATCCTGATTCAGTTATAAATGCATATTTTTTTATAGAATCTAATTCATTTTCTATAGCACCATTATAACCTGATATGGTTGCATCATATGTTTTATCTGAATATTTTTCAAATATTTTATCAAAATATTTTGACTTTTTATTATTTATAATAGTTAAAAAATATCTTTTAAAGGCATCTAATGTTATAAAATTATAATTCATATACTTTATATCAGAACTATTTTTTTCAAAATAATCACTCACATAGTTTTCTAGTGTTTCAGCAAAATCATATCTATCATTATATATGCTATCAGTTAAATCATTATCTCTTTTTTGCCCTTCTAGGTGTGAAATACGTTCTTTTAAAGAACCAATTGAAGAATAATTTCCAACCTTCCCTGAACATGGAGTTCTAAGTTCAAAATCAATGTTTGACCCATCATATGTGATATCATCAAGATTTCTATCACTAATAAGTGGTATTATTCCTTCCTCTTCATCATCCTCTGTTAATTGGTCATAAGTGTCATTTTTGGCAAACGCCAAAGCAATTGGATTGCTTATACCAGATTCAACCAATCTTTCAATTCTAACCTCATTTAATTTACTTGCAAACTTATCTGATAGAGCATTTATTCTATCAAATTGTTCTTCCTCAGTAAAAATACCTTCTTTATCTAATAATAATGGAAAATAAAACTCTCTTAGTTCATCATGTTTAATAAAAAATCCTTTAACATTTATCATACCATCTCTAACATCTCTAAATTCATCCTTTTTAAATTGAAATTGGTATTTGTGTTTCTCATCACTCTTATCAATCATAATATATATTGGTGCATAATTGTATGTTGTAAATAAGTTGCTTCTACTCTTGTATGCTGGGTCTAAACTATATTTACCCCAAGTTGTACACCAAGATGAACCAACGCCAAGCCAGGCTGCTGCCTTCTCTGTTAAAGGTCTAAAAACAACCCATTTTTCTCCATTATGCAGAAGTTTATATGAATCTTTTGGTAATTCTTTTAAAATTTCTTTTATTGGTGTTTCAATAGATACAATATAATTTTTTACAATATCATATAAATCTGATATTTGCTTGATATTCTTAATATCAATACTCAAATTTTTATTATAAACAATAGCCAAGTATCTGGTGGCTTCAACCAAGTTTTCAAGATTTGGCATATTACCAATCTTATAAATGTTCAGTAATATTTTGGCATATTTACCGACTTTTACTATTTTATCATTTTTAACAACCGTTTTGGGGTCTGCCTTTATAATTCTATTAAATATTTGCAAAGGTATATCACTATAATACTGGGTATAAATTTCTTCCAAAGACTTTGCTTCAGAAATTATGGATTTTAAAGAGTTTAATAGTTTCATATTTTTTTATTTTTTAATTGGTATATCATTTTCTGAACATAGTTCATAAAAATTTTCAACAAAATCCTCATCATTTGGATAGGGGTCATTTATTCTATTAGTATTAACTCTAGGCTTATCTATTTGATTCTCAGTAGCTGCATCAAAAAATAAATCTTCCAACTTAGTATATGTTGCCAAATCAGGATAATTTTTAAGTTCATATAAATTTAATATATCAATACGAATTTTAACATATTCATCATTAAAGTCCAATACATCACCATATTCTTCAAATAAACCTCTATAATATTGATAATATGCATCATATACTGCTGTCTCGTTTGCTCTATCTAATGATTGTCTTAATACTGATTGTAAATCATGATCATCTATTTCTTTTATTTTATTACTTAATTCCATATCATAAAATTCATCTTGATTATTTTCAGAATCATCTGTACTCCATTTTTTTGAACGATAGATGTTATCAACATAATCTTCTATTTTTTGTTCTAAATTGTTATCTGTATAATGCACAAAATCTTCCCAAGAATAACCAGAGTCATTATATAAATCACCACTAAACACTTTTTCTAAAAACTTCTCCTCTGAATTACCAAAATTGTCCAAGAAATATTTATAGTGATGATTTTTAATGGTAATATCAAAAATAGTCTTTGGTTTTTCTTTAATTAAACCTTTTTTGTATGCCTCAACTCTTAAAAATATATCTAATAATTCTGGTTTTTCTTCAATTATCACTTTTAGTGATTCATCACCTAAATCTGTTATTTTAAAATCACTTGCAGAATCATATTCAGAGCCAAATCCAATAATATCAATTTTATCAGTTATTAACAATTCAACAATATATTTATGATATTTTTCTGCTGGTTTTGAGTTTTTTTGACCTTTTAATTGTAAAATTTTATCACCACTACCCCCCCATTGAATTGCAGCAGTTAAATGACTTTTACTTAATGTAAATTTATCATTTATTCTTTTTGTTTCTCTTAATGAATATAAAGTATCCCCCCTAGTTGAAGCACAATGACCCATTCTTTTTTGTTCCTCTGTACACCTTGATGTGGCTAAATCTACCCAATAAAATCCCATACCATCACTATCTCTAAAATCTAATATAATGTCATTTTCTTCATTATAATTATATTCACCATCACCCACACCTAATTCATTATGCCATTTTACTGATTCATTAAATAATGTTTCAAAATTATCATTTTTATGTTCACCTAAATTACCATTTAATCCAATTTTAATCCAGTCCATAATGGAGGCCAACTTTGTATAATATCTTCGGTAAGTTTTGTTTAATGATTCAGCTGATGTAAATACATCATTCATATCTAATGTATCCAAGGTTTCTTTTTCGCTTTTAATGATTTTATTAACCATTATGACAGCCAATTTGCCACATCTTTCAACAAAGAAATCAGCAGCTTCATCACTTAATTTTAACTTATTAACCAAAACATCCTTTGCAGATGCCTCTAAGATTAAACTTTTTGCAACATTAATTAATTTCATATTAATCCCAATATTTATGCGATTGTTTAAAGAACTCTGGATTATTCCTATTTATAAAAGACTTAAAAAGCATTTTACCCATATAATAAATACCTTTGGATTCAAATCTTCTATTTAATGTATAAGCGTATTGCTTACTAACTTTAAATTTCTTTGGTTCAACTCTTTTGCTTAACTCATAATCTTCAGCAAAAACACATTCATTATTAAATCCACCCAATTCACGTAATTTTAATGTTCTGAAAAACATAAATCCGCCCAGACAAAATGGGGATATCCTTGAAACCATTTTCCTTAAAAAATCAAGCATAATATAAGCAAAATCATATTTACCATTCAGCGTTTTAAATTTAACAGTAAGCAAATCTAAATAATTGTCCAATGAATCATGCACACAATTTAATAATAAATTTTTATCTTTCAAAAAAACATCAGCATCAAGAAATAATGTATAAATTGTCTTTGAACGCTTGAACCCTATGTTCCTAGCCTTTGCAGGTAAGCCCCCAGACAGCATTTCAATATTCAAATTATTAAATTCATTTAATTTTATCAAACTTTTTGTAATTCTATCATTAGATGAGTCACAAATATAAACATTTGTTCCTAAAATGTCAGTTTGTTTATCCAAATAAGTTAAACAGTCTATTATTACATTTTTTTCATTTTTACATGGGATAACAATTGTTAAATAATCACTTATTTTCATCTTTTTTATAAAATAAATATCTTATAAAAATTAATATTATTAAAATTAATTTATTTTATTGCTTTAATTACTCATATTTATAATAAAACTACATATGAAAAATTTAATACTCTTATTATTATTTCCAATAATGGTTATTGGGCAAGATAATTCCAAACAAAAGACAGAAATGTCAAAAAGTGAAGAATTGAGGGAAAAACAAAGCATTAGGAATGAAAAATTTGCACCTAAAACACCAAATGTTGTTATAATTCAAGAAAATTCAAGATTTATGGATAACGGATTTTATAATGTCAACCCATATTATAATCCAAATCAAATTACCAGATATATTGATAGAGACAATAGGAGATATTACCAATATTCACCAAGATATGCAGAATTACCATATGCCCCGCTTAAACCATTCAATGGAACTATTGGTTTATCCAAATCAACAAAACTTTATGGGTTATTTACAACAATTGGTGAAAGTAAATTCTTTGTCTGGGATGTTATGTTTAGGCCAAACATAGATAATAGTGAATTTTACTCAAATATTACGCTTTCTGATGCCCAAAGATGGGGGGATGAACAATTAAAAGATATTGAGAAGGGTTACAGGTTTTATGTTGGCTATGGTCAAAATATGGGCTTAATTTCACCATATATTTCAATTGGAATTGGTAGTAGAGTTGTTAATTATCAGTTTATTGATGATTTGGCTGTTTTGAATGGGGATAAATCATATTCATTTCCAAAATTTGGCAAGAATTTTGTTGGAATTAAATTTGGCGGGTTATTTGACTTTAAGAAAATTGTTATTAAGTTTGACATAGACCCAATAAACCCAGACTTTTTGATTGGCGCTGGACTTCGTATAACAAAGTAATGATTTTTGAATATATTTTAATTTTTTTATTTCAAATTGTTTTTAATATTTTTAAAACATTGGAAATAAAATACACCTATGAAAATAAGTTAAACCAACTATTGATTAATTCTGTTTGGATTAACTTGACATCATTGTGTACAGCATATTATTCATTGGATAATCTATTTAACCATAACTATGCTGTAGTACCTGTATATATTGTTGGGAGTATCATTGGGAAATGGATTAGTATGGAGGGGTATAAATTAAAAAAGGAAACCATTGATTAATGATTTCCTTTTTTTTAATTAAGTTATTTTTAAATACCTTAAAATATTTGTTGGTCTCTTCTGTCCATAAATTGATTTGACTCATAATGGAATTGATAAGGAGCCATAGGATCACCCAAATTAAATATGAAGTAATATGCTGACCCGGGGTAGTCTTTTAAATATCTGCTATAATGCCCGTGTCCAAAAGTACAGAATTTAATTTCAGCACCTTTTTGAGCTTTAAATAAAATATCACAATATACCTTATGTGTTTCTTTTGAAATGTCAGATATTTTAAATATTTGATAACCATCAACAAGACCTAGTAACTTAATTCCAGCAGCATCTAATTTCATTAAATCTGGTTTTGAAACTAAATTCCCAGTATTAACAAGGTTATCATCCATACCCAAATCAAGACTTTTCTGTTTGAAAGCATCTACTGCTTTTTCTAAATCTCTAATATCACTTTGTGTTTTAATACTATCAAGGTTAAATATATATATTGGCTCACCATTTTCATCTTCTTCTCCTGTTTCAAATTGAGGAATATGCAAATATTGTTGAGAAATTTTGTTTGATTTTTTTATTTGCTCAAAAGTTTTAAATAAACTCTCATACCTAAGAGAATCCTCAGCTTTGATTATTTTTCTTACAATCCTAGAACATAACCACTTCATATAAGCATCTTTACCCATAGTTGCCTGAACAATCTCATCCCAATATTCTTCATCAATTTTACCTGAATCAACAAATATTTGTTTATATTTAGCAATAGTTGCTTCATTTGCTTCATTAATAATTCTTCTAATGATTAATTGTAAATCATTCTCTGTTAATCTTATTGTTTTTGCCATTATTTTGTTTTTTAATTATAAATATCAATATTAGTGAAAAAAATTTATTAATCAAAATTTTTTATTTCATAATATTTATAATAAATATATATAAAATGAAAATTACTGAAAATTTTATCCCCGAACGCCCAAAAAAACCATTAAAAAAATTAAAGGGTATTATAGTTCATTGGACTGCTAATACTAGAAGTGGTGCTGGGGCTGCCTCTCATTTGAATTATTTTAAAAATAATTGGAAAATAGGTTGTACTCATTATGTTGTTGATGATAAAGAAATAATTTACTTAATACCAGATGATGAGGTTGCTTATCATGTTGGTGATAGAGAAAGAAAAAGCAATTTACCAGTTAGAAAAGCATTAGTACCCCAAGGTGGTAGTCCTAATGATTATTTCATTGGCATTGAAATGTGTGTAAATATAGACAATGATTGGGGAAAAACCATAAATAATGTGAAAGAATTATTACATCATTTATTTGAAAAGCATAACCTAACAGTGAATGATGTTCATCGACATTTTGATATTTCTGGAAAGGATTGTCCTTTTATGTATCAACCACAATATGTGAATGAAAAATATTTTGATTGGGGCTGGATAACTTTTAAAGAATTTATAAAAACCAAATAACCCCAACCAAAACTTATTACTTAAATAATTTATCGAATTTTGGATACCCATAACCATACCAATCATCTCTACCAGGTTTACCACCATCAGTTAGATTGTTTACCAAGTATTCTTTTAAATCATTCTGATTCTTAATATCTGGATTGTATTTTAATAATAATCCAACTGCTGCTGTTCCGTGGGGTGTTGCCATTGATGTACCATCCCAACTAACATAAGAATTATTATCTTTAAAACATGACCAAATTTGCACACCAGGGGCAATACCGACCAGCGTGTTGCCATATTGTGAGAAAGATGCCTTGTTACCCCTACTATCGTGTGCACCCCAAGAAATGACATTCTGCAAGCCCCCCGGAAATGATAATAAACCAGTTCCATTATTACCAGCAGCAGCATTAACAAATGCTCCATTATTTATTGCTTCATTTATAGCTTTAGTTATTGCATTATTTTCAGTGGTTGCACCCCAAGAGAAATTAAACACCAATAAATAATCTTTAAAATTATCTTTCCAAACATTTAATCCGTGATTTATAGCATTAATTAAACTTTGTGTTGATCCACCGCCATTAGAACCCAATCCTTTTTGTGCCATAATTAAATCCCCGTGATTAACACCATTAACATAACCAACACCAAGTTTATATTGCGGATGTTTACCTAATATAATACCTGCAACATGGTGACCATGACCGTGTCCATCATCTTGAGTACTATCAGTTGTAAAGTCTTTACAATATTTCTTATCAACAAATTGATTATCTGACGTTAATGCAGTATGTGTCGGATAAGCCATAGTATCAACAACACAATAAAGAATTTTTCTTTTAAAATTACTGCCAGATTTTAATTTTTCATCAAGAATCTGACTTTGTAGGAAATTCCAACCCCAACTTGGTTGATTATTTAATGCAGTCGCTTTTGATAAAGCATGTATTTGGGTTGGGGGTAAATCCAGAATGATATCATTACCCTCTTCTAATGCTTTGAAGTGTTTAGCAATCAAATCAAAATTGATTTTTTTAGCTAATGCTACATCTGCTGAACTGAAATTTAAATTCATATTAGTATATTTTTGTAGATAAATAGTTTTTTATTTATTTTTTTTGAATAAATATATATTTATAGTAATAATAAAAAATAACAACATGAGTATAAAATTTAGCATAAGTAATGATGATAAGATTAGAATACAGAATCTTTATCTTAATGAAAAATCAAAGGAAGAAAATAGAAAATTCTGCCACAAAAATAATGTGAAGAGTTTGGAAGAAATTGTTGGTGAAGATGACCAAGAAGATTATATTGAAGGAATTAAAATTAGAAAATCTGGTATTAATTCACTAACAGATATGATTGAAACTTTGAAAACAATGAGAACAAGGCCAAATCTAAATGATAGGGGGGAAGACTTATGCTTTAAAGTATCTAAGATGATAAATCAATATAAACCATACAATTACTTTGATGAAACAAGTAATCAATGCGTTTCTGCTATGGATAAAATAATTGAATTATATAAAGAAAATAAACATGGTGAAGAACTAGTTAAAGACCTAGAAAAAGTTTATAATGATGAAAGCGTTTCACCAAGGGGAAGAGAATACATTAAGCATTGCTTGGGGGTTATAAAAGGCAAGAACTAAATCCTTGCCTTTTTAACCGTTTTACTTATTTCCTTATTTAAATTGGCTTCGTAAACTCTATTGTACTTTATTGCTACCTCAACAGGTCCTTTCGTTGTTATGGCTTCGTCATAAAACCAAGTGGTTGTTGAATTTTCATCAGTAAACACTCTGGTGTATTTCTTTGGCGTGTTGGTTGGGGTTTCTTTTTTCATCTTTTTTTTGTAAAGATAATGAAAAATATTTAAATTTTTACTGTCTATGTATTTTTCCTAATATAAATCCAGGTATAATCATTTCAGAGAATTCTTCATCAGAAAATCTTGATAATTTTGAAGAATCAATATTCAAATCACCATATACTTTTAAACCTTTTGGTAATGATGAAATAAATGAATATTGTATGTTCAAATCACGCCCAACTGTTAACCCTTCTGGTAATTTATCTATATCTGAACCATATAAATCCAAATCTCCCCCAATTTTCAAGCCCTTTGGTAACTCTTGTATGGGTGAATAGTATAAATTTAAATCACCTCCAACGTATAATCCTTCTGGTAATTCTGATATGTCTATATTCTCTAAAATCAAATCACCGTTAAAAACTAAATCTTCTTTTGTTAATGACTCATTAAACATATATTTCCAAATGAATGTATTTTTGTATCTATGTTTTTTTCCTTCATTCTCTTCAATAAAATTAAGTATATTTTTTAGTACTTGTTTTTCCATTATCTAATTACTTTAGTGCAATTGCATATCCTGGATTACAATTTCTAATCATATTTTTTAATTCAGTATTTGATGATTTATCTGCTGCTTTTTTAACTAAATCAGTAAATTTATATCCAATATTTTCAAAATATGAAACTAATGAATCATCATATGTTATAGGTGCATTTTTCAAGAAAACTGAACAAGCAGGATATGAATTGAATATTTTATAATCATTACCATCTTCATCTGATATATTAAAAACAGAACTATTTTCTTCATCCCTAAATGCTAAATCAAATATGTCTGCTAACTTTGACACATAATAAGATTCTTTTTCATCAAGACCTGTTAGTCTTCTATTGATATTCCTTTTTAATTTACTAAACCCAGATAACCCTTCATCACTGAATCTATCTGGTTTCATACTATCTAAGTCTAAATCCTTCAAATTTCTTAACCCGGTTTTTTGTAGTATTTCACTAGTTACCTTTCCATGAATAAACTTATCAAACCATTCAAATAATGGGTCTTCACTTTGTCTATTATTTTTATGACTAACATAATATGTTCTAATATTGTCAGTAAATGATTCTTTGGTTATAATATCTTCATCAATTAATACATTTATAATATTATATTTTGTGACATATTCTGCATTTTCTCCCCTATCTTTTGAAGCCAATCTATTAAAAACTAATTTGTTATAGTAGATAATATTCTTTTCATAAGGATTATTAACATTAGGTTTGATATATAATGCAATTTCCCTTCTATTATCTTTGAATATTACATTCTCAGGTCTCAATGAAGGAATTTGTTGAAATACATAAAAAATACTCCCTTTATATTCAAATTTTTCACATGAGTCTAATAATTTTTTTATATTCCTTTTCATATCTTCTGATTCAAGAGTTCTTAATCTCCCAAGACTAGTAAATGCTACTGCTACTTTATTAGCAGCTCGTTTTTTCATTTGATCAATCATTTCTTCAGCATCCATATCTTCTTTTAATCCAAGAACTTTACGAGAATTTAATGAAGATTCATTCAGAATATTAGATAGTTGTTGCTCTGTTATTAATATTTTCATAATTAATGTTGTATCATTTTTAACATTTTATTTTCTTCTTCCAAGAATTGAACTTTTACAGTTAGTGCAGAAACTTGCTCAACCAATTTCAAAATGGTTTCCCTCATCTGGTCTTTTTCTTCTGAACTTTTTAATAATAAGACTTCTAGTTTAGCAATTCTATCCCTACAATCTTCTCTGATAAAATTATCTTCTTCTCTACGTCTTTCAGCCCTTTTTTCATAGAATCTCCAAGCACTTGCTGACCCCAAGACAGTTATTGCTGTAACAAATACTGTTGCTATTGTATTTTCATCCATATCTATTTTCTTTTATTATAAATATGCTAAATATCCTAAATAAGAAAAGTTTGGGGCAAAAAACCCCAAACTTTTTCATAATAAATGTTTACATTTTAAATAAATATAATTTCCTTTGATTCTGTATTATATTCTATGTTAATTGGATTGTTTGTTAAGTTATAATTCTCCCCCAAGACAGCGGCATTGAAATATTGGACACCATCAACATATTTCTCACCATAACCAGAATGGATATGACCAAAGCAATGTATTTTTGGTTTAACAAACCCAATACGCTTTGCTAATTCCTCACATCCAACATTGACTCCAGTAGGTAACACATCTAAGGTGTATTTTGGTGGACCATGTGTGATAAGGACATCCAGATTATCAGGTATTTTATTCCAGTAATATTTTAAGTCCTTACTTGTGTGTAAATTAAATGCCCAGTTAAAGAATGCTGGTTGCCAAGGTGATCCGTAGATATTCAAACCATCTATATTAACAAAATGGTCAAATAAATAAACAACACCTTTGTCTTTATATTTTTTATCAATATCAAAGGTTTTCTCAAACCAGAAATCATGATTACCAGCAATAAATATCTTATGAGCGTAGTCCAAATCTTGAAACCAATCCAAAAAACTAGTTACCTCATTCTCATAACCCCGACCTGAAATATCACCACTATGAATAATGACATCACCACCAATTAACAAATTGTTATCTGTTAATTCTTTGTGCTTATTATGAGTGTCTGAAATAAATGTTATTTTCATTGTTTTTGTTTTTATACCCACCAAGATTTTATTCCTTCTAATCCTTCTGAATTTCCTTTTAATCTTTCAAATAATTCCTCCCAATCTCTTTCCTCTTTTTTAATCATTTCCTTAATATTTTTAGCATATGCTTCAGAATTAGCAAAATCACTTGAATTACTTAAATAATACACATCATTTATTGCATTATCTAATAAGTAAATAATTCTTTTTAGATTTTTTGTATCCTCATTATCTATTTTATTTTCAATATATGAATCCAGCATTAATTCTGTTGAGTTTTTCATGTTTTTTAGCATAAAAGTATAATCCCAATATGGATAATTCCAAAATGTGGGAGCAAATTTCCAGAGGCATTTGATAAAGTTTATTAGTTTGTTCATTTGTGTTGTTTTATTTGTTTAATATGCAAATATACAAAAAAAAATAGACCCAACAAGTTTTTTGTTAGGTCTCTTTGAAATAAATCGGATATATAAAAAATTCCAAAGAAGAGGAATGATTTTAAAATAATACATAAATATATCATTTTCTATGAAAAGTCAAGTTAATTTAGTTTTTTATAAAATTTATTGAAATAAGAAATTCTTGAATCTAGTCCGTGTGTTCCGCCATTTACTTTCTTTGTAATTCTTGTAATTATCTCTTTTGTTCCTCCAAGATCAGCAATCTCATTCAAATTATTTTTGTTAAAAAACCAAGCAGCAGAAATCAATGGATATGTTGTTGCAACCAAATCAGGATCACCAATGATATCAACCTCCAAACCAGTTTCATTTAATGATTTATCAAACAATAAATAATTATTCTTACCTGTCAACTGGATATATCCCCTACCTCGATATTTGTATCCTTCAATGCTTTGTTCGTCACCATTTCCCATTCTATTGCCATATACCAGACTTGCAATTTTCACTGGTTTTCTTTCATATAACAATGCTTTTGCGTGTGTTGTAAAATATTTTCCAAATACTTCTTGCAATCTTTTGGCTGAGTAGTTTAAATTTTCTTGTTTTACAGAAAAGTTACCAGATTCATGGGCACATTGTGCCAAAAAGTGGGAAATTCGTAAAATTGTGTTAATTTCATATTTATCAAATATAATATCCAATTCATTAATAACTGGATTTGGGATCACTCCTAATAATTTTTCTTTGATAGTTGATAGTTCCATTTTTTATGATTAATATTATTAATAACTATATTAGTTATAACTATAATTATTATAATATGGATATATTTATAATAAAAATATAATAATTATGTCTAATTTAACTAAAATAATTAAAGAACATTTAATTAAAGAACTAAATAAAACATTAGTTCTATTAGAAGATACAAAAGTATCTGAAGAATTACAATACCATATTGAAAATGGTTTTACTCTATCAAATAATGTTTTTAAAGTTTATTCTGAAAAATATTTTGATTTGATAAATGAAGTTAGAGATTTATGGATGCATAATTTAATCCAATTAAATGAAGAAGATGAAGAAATAGTTTTATCTGATATTGGCAGAATTGCCTTGTATGAGGGTAAAATAGTTTATCTGGATGTTCCAATTGAATATGAAGTTGAAGACCTAAATGAAGCAAAATATAAAGGAAGAACGGTCACTTTAAATAAACCTATGCAGGGGGATGTAAAAAAATCTCAGGTGTTTGTTAAAAATGAAAAAGGTAATGTAATAAAAGTTAATTTTGGATTTGGTGGAACATCTGCAAAAGGTAAAGTGATGAGAATTAAAAAATCAAACCCAGAAAGAAGGAAAAATTTTAGAGCAAGACACAATTGTGATAATCCTGGGCCAAAAACCAAAGCAAGATATTGGAGTTGCAGAGCATGGTAAATTTATTTTGAAAAAATAATGGAAAAAGAAACATTAAAGAACATATTCAATTTTATTGAAAAGAATGAAGGACATAAAACACCATTTATGTGGAAATTGAAGAATGAGATACCATTAACAGAAGAAGAATTAAATGTTAAGGGTAATTTGGATTTGGAAAGGTCAAAAATAACCTCCTTACCAGAAGGATTATATGTTAAGGGTAATTTGGATTTAAGTAATTCAAAAATAACATCACTACCAAAAGGTTTAAAAGTTGGGGGAAAATTACTTTTAATAGCAACACCAATAACCTCATTACCAGAAGGATTGAAAGTTGATGGTGTTCTGTGTTGTTATCTTGCAGAAGAACTAGAATCATTACCAAAAGGAGTTAAAATTGGGAATCAATTGGATATAAGGCGGACAAAAATAACCTTATTACCAAGAGGTTTGGAAGTTGGTGGCATTTTAAGAATAGGTAACACAGAACTAGAAAAATACACAGATGATGAATTACAAGAAATGGTTAAACCTGGATTTATAGAAGGAGAAATACTTAGATAATGGAAAAAGGAACATTAAAGAATATATTTTCTTTTCTTGAAAAGAATGAAAAAATAAAAACACCGTTTTTGTGGAAATGGGAAAATAATATACCATTAACAGAAGATGATTTGCATATTAAAGGTGATTTGGATTTAACACAATCAGAAATAAAATCATTACCAGAAGGATTAAGAGTTGATGGTGAATTGGATTTATCATATTCAGAAATAGAAACACTCCCAAAAGGTTTAATAGTTAATAGTCACTTAGTGCTAGAAGAATCAGAAATACGTTCTTTACCAGAAGGGTTAGAAGTTGGGGGTGATTTAATTTTAGCAAGTTGTCAATATATTTTTTCATTACCAAAAGGATTAAAAGTTGGTGGTGAGTTGCATTTAGATGGATCTAGTTTACATTCTCTACCAAAAGGATTAGAGGTTGGGGGTTATTTACATATAAACTCAACAGTTTTAGCCTCCAAATCTGATGATGAATTAAGAGAAATGATTAAGCCTGGATTTATAAAAGGTGAAATAATAAATAATGAATATGATGAAGGATTTGATTAATAATTTTGAAATTATAAAAATATTCTGTATCTTTGTTTATAATTAGTTAAAAATATGAATAACTTTAAATTAGGTAAAGAAATAAATATAACTGGATTAGTTAACAAAAGTACAATTAGTGTACCATATCATGTACTTGAAAATGCATTTGGAGAACCAACCATTATTGAAGACAATAATTATGCAATCTGGAAGTTAAAGTTTGAGGATGTAAACGAATCTATTGCTATATTAAATGATAATGGAAATTATCTTGAAACAACTAAATGGATTGTTAAAGCAGGTAATTTAAGGACCCTTAACAGAGTAAAAAATATTTTAGCAAGTATTTAATTAAAAGATTTGATTTTATAAAAATTAAAACCTATCTTTGTGTAGTAATAAAAACAATAACAAAATGAAGGATCCATTAAAAGCATGTACTTGTGAACAGTGTTCTTTAAAGAAGGCTAAGATGTCAACAAGTGTTAAAAAATTCTTCAAGAGATATAATTATAAAAAATTAAGGAGAATGGATTTAGAAAATCCAGAGTATATTAATTTTTATTACTCATAGAAAAAAATGGCGGGGTCGTATAATTGGTTAGTATACTGGGCTCATAACCCAGAGACAGTAGTTCGAATCTACTCTCCGCAACTAAATTAGGATGTAGCTCAACCCGGTAGAGTACTTGCTTTGGGAGCAAGATGTTGCAGGTTCAAATCCTGTCATCCTAACAATAATTAACAATTTAAAAAATTTTATTATGATTACTTTTAATGACTTAAATTTTGAAGAAGTACCTTCTTTTAGAGGAAGGCCAAAAATGAGGGCACAAATTGAATTTGATAATGGTTATGGTGCTTCTGTTATAACAGAAGTTGATGAAGATGAGGATATGGATGATGCCTATTACGAATTAGCAGTTTTGCAAAATGGTACAATAACAACAGACACACCAATCACAAATGATGTTCTTTCATCTTTAAGTAAAGATGAAGTAACTGAATATTTAAAAGAAATAGAAAATTTGTAGCATCTTATAATCTTTTATATTAACCCCAACCTTAATTAGGTTGGGGTTTTTTTGTATCATCAATATTCTTTAAATGGGAGTTTGGAAAGAAGTTAAATTTTGTTTTTTTGGATAACCATATTAAAGTTGGTAGTATTGGTAAAGGCACTGGAATAAATCTTGTGATAATCAAGAAGAGTATTTTTACCAAATCTAATGATTGCATTTTTAAAAATCTTTTTTCTTTATCTGAAACATAAGCATTTGTTAATATTTTCTTTAAAATTATTAATGCAATTAATGTTTCTTCTTTTTCCAATTTTGTGGCATCTTGCAATGTTACCCAAGATTCTTTTACATAAATAATTGATTTATTTAGCCATTTTACAATTTTATTTTTACTCTGGGGGTTATTTAGTGATTTAACAATTAAATTTAATTGTTCTTTTGTTATTAATACCTTCATTTATAATATTTATTATAATAAATATAATGAACTATATTTATCTTTAAACAAATTACAATGTTATGAGAATACTAATAAGTGAAAATCAAGTTAATTTAATTGTTGAAAACAAAGCAACAATTGATAATTTGGTTAAAATAATAAAGTTAACCCAATCTGATGCTGAAATGCTTTATGCTACGGCTGGAAAATTATCTATGTGGATTGCAAAGAAAATAAAAGATAAAAGAATTAAATCAAAAATAGAAAAAATAACAGGAATTATTGACTGGATTAGAGTTGGATTAAATGGTAATATCCAAACAATAAGAAATGTTGATTTTGATACATTAGTTGAAATGCAAGAAACTTGGCATAAAAGTTTGAAAAGTAAAGAATATGATTTTGACTATGATGAAAAAAACAAAGTTATATTAGATTTTAGAGATAATGATGGTATTGGCTACTATTGGGTTAGATTAAACCAAAATCCCTGCACAGAAGAGGCTGAAAGAATGGGACATTGTGGTAGGTCAGGCAAGGGGGATATATATTCTTTAAGAGTTAATGAATTAAAAACTTCTGGTAAAGTTGTAAATAAATCAGTTGCCACAGCAGCCATTAAGTCTGGTGTTGTTTATCAATTGAAGGGTAGGTTCAACAAAAAAGTTGAATCAATTTACCATAAGTATATTGTTAAATTGCTTGAATTAAAAAATCAAGATGGTGAATATTTTATAAAATCATTTGGATCCGAATATCAATCAGGTGAAGATTTTAGATTAACTGATTTAGATTTTAAAAAATATGCTGATACAATTAGAAAAAGAATTGATTTAATTATTAGTGATGAAGAAATTAAGCAAAATGACGCTCGCATTCAGGGTGAAAGTATAGAAGGTGCGTCTGGGGAGGATTGCAAAAGATTAGCAGCATTTAAATTCCTTTCAGGTAAGAGTGGGGTAGATATAGCATCAAGGCAAGAAAGTTTATATTTAGCCAAACTAATAAATTCAATAGTAAATTCTAGTGAATTATCTGATAATGAATTTGGTGAAAAAATAAATGAATATAATGATATTAAGAAATCATTAATTGATGAATATAATATTAATTTTAGTCATACTGAGTTTACTTTTTATGATAATTTGGAAGAAACTAATGTCACATATACAATTTATGATGAGGAAACTGCCCGTATAAATACATTAGAATCAATTGCAGATAGTTATAATAATCAGTTTGATTATATTTTAAAAGAACCCTATTATACAAAATTAAAGAGAATGGGTATTAATTTTGATAAGGTAATTAAAATGGATAATGATGAAATCTATGATTTTTTTTCAGAAATGATATATGATTCACCTAAAGATTATATTGATGATAGAGTTTTAAGTTCTGCCCAAGAAAAAGAAATTCAAGAAATAAAAAAGGAACTTGAAACAGCAACAGATGAAGATAGAATAGATTATTTGGAAAATGAAATTGAATATATAAATGCCCGCCCAGATGAAATTTCTGAAGAGTTAATTCAGGCTGCAATAGATTCAAGATATGAGGTATATGAAAATAATCCCATATCATTTATTAACGATTATGATTTTGATAAGGAAAATTATTTTGATATGGATGCATTTGCCTTGGAGATGTTTAAAATAGATCAGTATGCAACTTTATCATTTTATAATGGTGAGTGGGAAGAGGTATATGCTTGTGATGATACCTGGATAATATTTAGAACAGATTAATGATATGAAACTAATAGAAATTTTTAAAACACTAATTAATGAGGAAACTGATGGTATAACTATCTTTTTAAATAAGATACAAGCAGAGTATGACATATCTGATTCTTTATACGTGGAAATGTTAGATTTTATTGAAGAATCTGGATGTAAGAAAATTGAGTTTGCAAAATTTAATTATCCAGCACTAGGATTGGCATTACATAATGGCGTTTTAATAAACTCAAATATGATTGGAGATAATTTAAGTTTTTTAATCTTTGTTATTTTCCATGAGGTTGCACATCAATTCCAGTTTAAGAAATATGGTGATAAAATTATGTATGGCGTTTATTCTGGTGATGTTAGTATTGATGAGGCTGCCAAGTTTATGAAACATACAGAAGAGGTTGCTGATGAATTTGCAATGAGAAAAATAAGAGAATTACAGAAAAAAGATTTAATTGATAAGAATTATAGGGCAAATTCACCATATAGAAATATATCAGTTCAATCAATAAAAAGTATGATAATTAGATTTAGGGATGATCTTAAAAGCAAAAACATAACATCCCCAAATGATATTAGCAAATACTTTTATAATATGGTAAAAAGTAAAATGCAATAATATGTTTAATGTTTTTAAATTTTTCAATCAAAAAAAATCTGAAATAATTTTGGATGAATATCTTGGTGAGTATAAAGCCAATGATGGAAGGACTGGTAAGTTATATACTGATGGTAAAAAGATAAAATTTACCTATGATGGTAAGACCATTAGTTTCACATCTTCTGATAAAAAGGATGTATTTACCATAACTTATTTCCCGTTTAAAGGTTTGGCATCATTTATAAGAAATTCAAAGGGAATTATAAGTGGGGTTAAGGCTGATATGGCTGGATACATTATTGATGCAAATAAAATTGCTTAAAATTAAATTATTAGTTTGGACTATTTAGTATATTCACTTATATTTAGATAAAACAAACTTATATGAATGTATTGGAGTTATTTGCTGGTAGCAGATCTATTGGCAAAGTTGGGGATGAGTTGGGTATGAATGTTTTT